CAGTGCCATTGGCGACCACCGTCGAGCCGTTGCACGTTATGGTATTGGCCTCGATGATTCGGGAACGAAACGGAGCCGATGCTCCTTGCCAGGTAACGTTGCAAGCGATGGCATCGCCTATCGTGCTGACTCTGGGTGATGCGCTAATATTGGTTGCGCCCTCATAGCCATAATTGCCTTCATCCAGTCCACCTGGGTAGATACCGACTCTGCGATTGGTTGCGGTCAGATCGGCGAACATCTCCCCATCGTAATCAGGTGAGGATGTACTCCAGAGGCCGTTGACATTGAAGGTAAAAGCCGGTTTGCCCTGGATGAATGTGAGGTCAGTATCCGCAAAAGCGGTCACGTCCACAGGAGCCTCGGTGAAGTTGAGGTCCATGCTGTTGCTCACGCCAGAGAAATCAAATTCATCAACCAACAAGCCTGCGCTCTTTGCTGAGATTCTAGCCACGGTTTCTTCTCCTTCTGAGCGGTTTCGGCATCTCGGCTAAACGTGCCTGCGCCCATTCCTCATCTGAGTCATCATAAATCTTAATCGCGCCGGTCCGGAGCAGAGAGTCAACATCCACGGCTTCATCGCCATCCAGCGCGAACCGCTGACCAGGATAGAAGCGGATGCTGGAAGGCTTCACGCCCGGACCCTGGACGATATGTAATTTGTGGAGCGCAAGATACCAGACCTCTTCAGAACCACTGGTCCCGTCTTCGCTGCGTTCTTGCATTTGGGTCATTCCCGCTTCCTTCTAACCTGAGATATGGATAGTCAATCACAAGTGAATTAGAGAACTCTTTGGTTGAGTGACAGTTCTTACATCTGCCCTGGCTGGTTGGGCCAACCGCTGCATCTATCTGCCAGTGATGAGTGCAGTTAACTCTGGTCAGCCGTGATTCTGTAGAGTCCACCAACGTGTTGATAGATGACTCCTTCCTGGTCTTCGACAAGATAGATATCCTCCTCACGTCTACACCAGAGTAGTGAATGACCCGTGATACTGAGACTTGCGTCTTGCATGACAGAGTCGATCTGGGTATCTATATCTCCAGCACTCTTCGGCCAGGGTGATCGGTCTATAGCTTTGACCATATAGACGGCCGACCCGCCACGCCCGGTATAGCTGAAATATTCATCGATTTTGCTCATGGCCTGGAATACTACATAAGGCGGAGCCGTGCCTTGAGGCGCGATGCCGTTATATACGCCGCCCGTGGCCTCATTGGTCACGGCTTCCACGTTAAGGACCGAATAGACCGCAGTGTCCAGGTTGACCCTTAGATTAGCCATCGCTACAAGTCCTTGAATAATTCTCTGACTGCTTTCTCAAACCGTGGCTTCTCTCTCTCAGCTGATGGCACCAGAAAAGGTCTGGCTCTCATCTTCCAGGTCCCAAACTCGATGAACGGCGCATAATCAGTGGTTGGCCCGATACGCCAGGTCAGACCTTCTCTATCCTGTCGGCGGGACTGGGTACTATTGAAGGTAAAAGCCTGATCGATGGCCGGCCAGTTACGGAGCCGGTCTTTGGCATCCAGTTCAACGTGCCTTGCAGCGATCTCTACCACGTCCTGGAGTTTAGGTCCAACCGTGGCCCAGTCAGGATTGAGGTCTATCTTTATCTCCATATCCATCTTTGCGAATGCGTCAGCCATAAAAAATCCTCGATCATCAGCTAAACGCCAGCAATCAAGGACCGTGCCTTGCGATAAGAGCCAGCGTTCAAGCCGCTTGCTGGGCCTCTAGGGCCTCTGGGGCTAATCTAACGGTGGATGATATCCACCCTGTCCATCAGGAATCAGACCTCTCTCACCGGCATCCTTCTTCTGCTCTACCGTGAAAGCGTTGACGGCATTGCATCTTCTACACTTGATTTCCACTACACTGTTGGCCGACAAGCGGACCTTTGCCAGGAGCATATTGCAGTCTTTGGATCGGCATCTTGCTTCTGTCAGTCCTAGAGTCGGCGCATCTGGCATCTTATCGTTGCGGACCATGACTTCCCGGAATCCACTGATTGGACCTCATAGGTCCCGCTAGTATGGATGACCCGGTCAGCTGGCGTGATGGACTGGTCATAGGCCAGAGTCAACATGAAGTCCTGCTGGATATCCTGCCGACCTGCCTCATTGGACTCACCGCCACTCTTCCCCGCTATCCGTGCCGCCACCTGTTGATAAGCGTTTGACCAGGCTTCCGTGAAACCACCTTGCTTATCAGAGGTCAACGACTTCCTCTGGATATCCACAAGGTCCGGCATGGCTCTTTGAGCCTCATTCCGCATATAGGTCAGGTCATTACCCTGCAAGACCTTATCAGCCATCAGAATACCTTCCGAATCGACCGGTCCCGGAATCCAGGATATTGAGTCCGGTCACCTCATCCGAATCCGTATAGATTGAATACCCGTCAACGCGCCGTGGCATGACCGTAGTCGTGCTTCTGGCTTGTCGCCGGAGCCTCTTGGCCTGTGCCATGTACATCTGGGTGACAGCTCCTTTCTGGAAAGAAGCACCATCCGCAGAGAACGTAAAGTCGCGAGCAAACCTGACGGCAAGAGTCTCACAGGCTCTGGCAGCTGACCCCAGGATACTGTTGCCTTCCTGACTGAGAAAATCGTCCAGTTCCGCATCCTGGAACAACACCCGGTCCGAATCAGTATCTCCAATCTCCAACCGTACCCGGTCGCGGTCGGCCGTGCTGCCTCCGGTGTAGGGGAATGCCATCACACCCTCACAAACACGGTCATGGTCAGAGCGTCTGTTAGAGCATCGCACCCCGCCAATTCCGTGAGTAGATTTCCGTGGATGACCGCCGGGATATAGGCTCCGGTGATCGCGCTGCCCGAAGAATCATCCAGCTGATGAGTAGGGTAATACCAGGCATCGGTGGCTGAGTTGGTGATGGTCAACAGAGTCACCGATACCGGGTCCCCAGGAGACGATAATGTCGTGTCAGTAGATGCTGGAGCAGACGCATGGAAATCCAAGCGAACCGCCAGCAATTCACAATACGGAAGAGCCGTCACCAGAGAACCTGTGGCTGAAGCGTCCGACCCGGTCGTACTCACTTTGATGATATGTTTCTCAATAGCCATCAGCGTCCAGCGTAATAAACGACCACAACTTCCGCCGTGTCCGGGTTATTAGCCCCGGCGATGGTCACTTTGAGATAGTCAGCAACGCAGACCTTATCATAGACCGAATAGCCATCAGCATATTCGATATCTGCCCCGGTGTTACTGTCCACAACGTGCCTGGGATGGAACCAGCCATCGCTATTGGCATTGGTTAGCGTGAGAATGGTTAGTGCTGGGCCGTTCTCTCCCGCCGTGGCGATAGTGACATCGGTGCTTGCTGGCGGTGAGTCGCCGTATGTCACGCCGATGGAGCAAATCTGCCCCGTGACGACGTGGTTGCTGGTATTGTTGGCGGTGGCGGAACCATTCGATCCCGCCGCCTCTCCAGTGTTGATCGTAACCGATTCGTAACCGTACATCAGCCCTCCTTACGAGTCGATGGCGGGCAGGATGTAACCGCTGGCCGTGTTGGTCGCCGTGCCCAAATTGTCGAACTGGCGAACGCCATCCGCATCAATCAGGACTTCAGAGCCTGTGTCTGCATGTCCAACCCTATTATGGGCGATGATGCCTGTGTTATCTGTTGTATCACTATCAACAATCAGGTCACCAGCCGTATTGAGGCGATAGATATAGTTCCCGATGATTTGGCACGAGGTCAAATCCTTACCGGTTGCCACCTGGATGACAGACTCGTTATCAGCTACGCCCAATTGGATGTAGTTATTTGAGAAGACCAGCCCATCAAGGTCACCACCGATCTGCACGATGCAGTCATTCCCGGTATCGGGACTGTCCACATAGTTATTAGTAAACGTGAATCTATCGCATTCATTGTTGGTCGTGGTGCAAACAACCAGCTCCACGAAATTCATGCTTGCTGCCGTATCAACAAATCGGCAATTATTAATCACAAAGCCAGCCGCACTGAGATCGAATGGGCCAGCGATATCGGCATAGTTCATGGAAAAAATCATATTATGAATCTGGGTGTCGTCGGCGGTCACGTTGATATCAGTGCTTGTCGCTGTATCAAGAGTGATGGTGGGCCGGGAATTTCCGACACCCATCCCGATGACCGTCACGCC